ACCTAAATCTATTTCAGCTAATCCATCAGCATCAAGATAAACACCGTCCGGAACCATACGTGACATAACTTGCTGTAGCTTCAAGTGTGTAAGCTGTATCATATCTGCAAAACCAGTAATACGATTAACTAAACTTTCAATTCTACCGTTATACATACGAGGAGCTACAATAGAATAATTCATTTTAACTTTAGAATAATCGCTTTTAGGTCTCATCATATTTTTAGACATTTCCCATTTTAAAAGCTTGTCTGTGCCTAATATTAAAGCTCCTTCGTAAAGACACTCTACAGATTTTTGAAGTCTTGTAAAGCTTCCTTCCATATCTTCTGGAGGATTAAAAGTATCATCTTTTAGTATAGCTTTAGATCCACCTGATCCTGTTTCTTTTACTTTATAAACTTCGTTCATATAAGTTTTATAATTAAAATAAAGCACAGAAACAATATTGTTATCTATTTTATCTCTATTACCATGGGAATAATTATTTCTATATAGGTAATTAGTTTTTACTATTTCTTCTAATTGTTCTCCTATTAAATGTGGAAACTGTTTAACAAGCTCGTTAACTGGTATTTCTTTTACTTCTCCAACATAGTATATATCATCAAAATATGGAGACTCAGTATAAGAGTAAACTAAATCAGCTGGATCTACATACTCTACAACTGCTCCTTCAGAAGTATTAAAAGAAGTTTTTACAGCACCTATACCTAAAACTGTTAAATCGTAATAAAATCTTTTTTTAATGAGATCATACTTGCTACCATCCATTAATACGTTTATAGCTTGCTCTTCAGCTAACTCAACAGCTTGCTTATAGTTTAACTGCATGTGAAGCGCTAGTTCATCTTTATCTGCTGGTAAAGTTTCTTTATCGTTTTCGTACATATCGATACCAAACATTTCTCCAACTTTGTCGTTAAAATCTTTAGTATTCATATCTCGAAGTATAGATTCCATATACTCTGTTCTTTTAGAAACTCCGTATGGATCTTGAGAATAAGCTTTTATTTCGTAATCTTTATCTGCCATACCGTTAACAACAATATCAACAAATTTAGATATAATAGGAACTGGCTTCCAGTCTAAGTTTAAATAAGATAAATCTCCATCAATAGATAATTCATCTTTGTATTTTTGTATTGATTGCTCACCTCTAGCGTAAAGTCTTAACCTGTGAAAGTTAGCCTGTAGATCGCCATATCTATTAGCAGGTTTTGTTTTGTCAAAATCAAACCATTCATTTTGTATCGCTTTAGCAACTTTTAAACCATAATCGTAGCTAATTTTTTCTAAATCACTAACAACTTGACTTGGAAAATAGCTATGTGTAACTGAATCAGCCATACTTACATTTTAATTATTTTTGACATATTACCAGCGTTGTTATATCTAGCTATATGTATATTTAATTTCTTTTTTTCTTTTTTCGCAACCGGCGTGTACAAGTGCCTATTGCAAGCCATTATCGCTAAGCCAGAGCTAATACTAGCATCAAACTTAGTTCTTTTATTTATATCAAACTTAGCCCAATCATTAAGGGTTTTGTTAAAGTATATATTACCATAAGTATCATCTTTCATTATACCCACGTAATCGTTGATATACATTTCAATAGCAGCGGCGTGTGCTTGTTTTATATCTTCACTAGAGTTTGGTATACCACCAACTTCTTTTTCTGCTATAGATAATTTATTCCACACTTTGTCTGGTCTATTCATGCTAAACGCTCTATAACCTCTACGTTTAAAGTAATACAACAACCTTGGTTTGTTATTCTCTGCGAGTATTGGCATGCCATAAAAAACACAAGCCATAAGCACGTCTTCAAAAAACATTTCGGCGGTTTGAGGTCTAGCTAAATACTCTAAAAAAAAGTGATTAGCAGGAGCGCTTTCCATTGAAAACTTTGTTAATCCGTGCAATGCTCCTTTTGATCCTTTACCGTCTACAGTCCCGCTAATATCATAGCTATCACAACCAAAAGCTCCAACATGCTCGTTACCTGGGTATTTAACTCCATTTTTTAATATCACTCTATTTTGTAATTTTCTATCTGGTATCCAACTAATATTAAATCTACCGTTAGGATCTGGTGTAAAAATAACTTGAGTATCTTTAACTCCTTGAGTCCACTGAAAATTTCCAGTAGTTACAGCTGAAGAACTTCTAATACCTTCGTTATAATCTATTTGTTCATATATTTTAACTAAGTTAAATATACTATTTTTTGTTTCATCTCTAAACGCGTGTTCTTCAGTTCTTGGAAACTGTCTATAAAACTCGTTTAACGCGTCTTGATCACCCTTTAATCCATCTGCTTCGTTGTTCCAATGATCAACAACACCTACGTCAATTAATTCACCGTGGGGTCCAAAACACTCTCGTGTTGGGGTATTAAAGACGGGTCTTCCAAACTCATCAATAAATCCTTCATAGTTCCATTCCATTGGGATAAACAAAGAATATAAACCAGAACGTGTTTGACCATTTCTATTTCTTTTTGTGACATC